ATGAAAAAACAATAAAAGAATGTCAGTTAAGGGTAACAATAACGCATCTAAATTTGACATTAAAATAGTAAAAGAGGTGTGCCTTAAAGTAGAGGACGGAGGGAATATTAAAAAAGTTCTTAAGTCCAACAAAAAATACCCTTCTTTTAATACATGGTGTAGATGGAAAAGAGAGAATCCTACCGTTCGTGACCTGTATGTAAATGCTATTCAAGACAAGAGTGAATCAGTCATTGAAGAGATTGACGAAATAAGCCAAGAACTCAGAAGAGGAGAAATTGACCCATCAACAGCAAACGTATTAATACAGACGCTTAAATGGAAAGCAGCAAAGTTCTATCCTAAGATGTTTGGAGACAATAAGCAGGTAGACCTAACCACAGGAGGAGAAAAAATAAACACAATCACCCCAGAACAAGCAAGGGAAAAAGCAAAGAAGCTACGTGAAGATTACTGATGACAGAAATAGAGCTAATAAGATCAGAGTGTATAAATGACTTCGAGTTCTTCACCCGTTACATGTTTAAAAAAAGGACGGGTAAAAAGTTTATCGTATCAGAGCACCACAAAGAACTATTTAAGCAAGCCACAGCCATAGCAGAAGGCAAACAGCACAACAGCATTTTTAACATTGCACCTAGATACTCAAAGACTGAGATAATGGTGAAAAATTTCATTGCTTGGTCATTGGCGGTAAATCCAAAGGCAAAGTTTATTCACCTATCCTATTCCGATCAGTTAGCACTTGACAACTCAGAAGAGGTCAAGGACATGATAAACACCGAATGGTATCAAGAGTTATTCCCATACGTTCAGATCAAGAAAGACAGCAAGGCTAAAAATAAATGGTACACAACAGAGGGCGGTGGCGTGTTGGCACGTTCAGCGGCTGGTCAGGTTACAGGATTCGGAGCAGGCACAATAGAAGACGATGGTGTTTTTGGCGGTGCAATAATCATAGACGATCCATTAAAGCCAGATGACGCGCTAAGCGAAACGCAAAGGAGTAAGGTTAATAATAGGTATGATTCAACAATAAAGAACCGTGTAAATAGCAGGAAAACGCCTATAATAGTGATTATGCAGAGGCTACATGAAGAAGACCTCACGGGCTATCTATTGGAGCAATCCCCTGACGACTGGCATCATACGTCTATGCCTGCAATAAAAGAGGACGGCACGGCACTATGGGAGTTCAAACACACTATTGAAGAACTGGAAAAGCTTAGAGAAGAAAATGAACACGTCTTTGAAACTCAGTACATGCAGAACCCCCAGCCATTAGAAGGGCTACTATTCCACAAAGACAAAATGAACTATTACAATGGGGAACTCGACACCAAAGACAAGATAGCAACCTTATCAGCCATTGATATCGCAGACGGTGGAGGCGACTTTCATTGTGTTATCATTGCCTATTTAATCAAAAATAAGGTGTTTATTCACGATGTGATATTTACCAAGTCTCAGATGCTTGCCTATGGAGACGGGGGCAACCTTGACAGGACAATCAACATTCTAAACGAGTACAAACCTGAAAGGGCATGGATGGAAATTAACTACTCAGGTACAACCTACCCGGGAGAAGTACGAAAACGTTTAAACGGTGTTACAGGATTAGCCACACACAAGGCAACGACAAACAAGCATGGGCGTATAATGACAGAAGCAGGTTTTATACAAAAGCACTTCTATTTTAGAAATGACAATCCACATGAGGAGTATAAAGACTTTATGAGCTGGCTATTCAAATACGACAAAGAAGGCAACGTTAAGCACGATGACGGGGTTGACACTTTGCAGATACTATCCAGTAAGTTAAAAGTCTATTACGGGTATTTGTGGGATTAAATACTACTTCTCAAATCGCTAAGTAAATCGTCAAACATACCTGACTCTCGTATTTCTTCAACAGACATAACACCCGATGCAATCAACTTATCAGCCGTTTCCGCTTTTTTCTTAAGCGTATCAGCATGCCTGTCTTCATCTTTAGCCATAACAGCAACATGACTAAAGTCAGCCTTAATACAGTCTCCCCTTTCAACGTCCATACCTACATACTCAGAGTACTCTCTAGCTCTTGAATTAGCCAGAGGTATAATGGTATCTTGATAAGCCATTTTAAGACCTTCAAACACGTTAGAGAACGTTGAACCTTTATCAAATGAAAAGATATTTCTATTTAGACCATATTCATCTATAATAGTAGTAAAGTTGTCGTCAATCTCTTCAAAGAGCATCATGTCTTTAGTTGGGTAACTCATAGGTTGCCACTTTAACGATGCCTCGGACATGATTACTTTGCTTTTGTTTTTTTCTAAGCCGTAGTTGTTGTTGTACGCTTTCTCTATTCTTTGTCGCTCCGTTGCAGTAAGTGGCATACCTCCAGACCCCTCCTTAAACTCATTGGATAAAATACCAATAGCACCTTTTTCTTTCATTATAACGTTACGATAGGAGTAAGCGGCATCAATGTTGCTTAGTGGCTTTTGTAGAGCAAGTAAAGGAGACACACCAAGGACAGGATCATCAACAACAGCCATATTTGAGTGCCACAGCTCAGAGTAGGTAAATCTATCCTCCTCCTTAGTGCCTCCAAAAATAGTAACCTTATCGACTATGTCATCTTTTTCAGTCTGTCTGAATAACTTACCCGTTCTGTGTATTTCTAATTCCCCAGCTGGCAAATTCCACATCACACTCGGCACTTCTTGTAATGCTGAACCTTTCATAGAGAATGTAAAAGCGTTACCAAATAAGCACATCTGCACCTCTCTCTGGGTAAAGAACTCATCTCTTGACTGCAAAGGGTTGGGCTTATTTAAGAATTTAACGTGTTCTGAATCTTCAACAACCTCACCATTTCGATATTCAACATACTTTGCATTAGAAAGCATTGAGGCACGTCTTAAAATGACTAGCCGTAACTGAGGAACTGTATTAAATAAGTTGATTTCGTTGCCGTTGATGGACACCCATTCCGTAGTAGGTCGCCCCATGTAGTTAAGATAGTAGCCTCTTGTATATCTATTGCCTATAAATGACCCTATCCAATTGCTGAAAATTCCCATGAGAAATATTAATTTTTAATTATTTTTGTTAAAATTATAACTTTTTCGATAATTTTCATAAATTTGTGCTATATGATTTCAAAATTTAACAAAGATACTAAAAATAAAACAAACGTGGATAAATATAAACACGTTGATAAATCTAAGGTTGATAAGGAAAAGCTATGCGACACCTTGAAAAAAAAGAAGTTAAACGAAAGAGTTGAAAAATGAACATCCCACAAGGAATAAAAGGAAAAGAGTTATATGACTATTTAGTCACTAATAAAGAGCTGATAATTCAGGAAAAGAAGGTTACAAAAACAAAATCAGAGGCTTTTGACCTGAATTTATTTGCTCAAAAAACTGTAAAGGCACTCAACTCAAACTACACCGATGACGTTGATAGCGGTGTTATTAAAAGAGACATAATAGCCAACACTTACAACTGGATGGATAGTCATTACGATGTTCATGTCGGCAACACTTTCAAAAAGTCAATTAAAGAGAATCAAAATAAGATATTTCACTTACACGATCATGAGTATAAGATGACTGCAAAGGTCGGAGAACCTGAAAAGTTTGAGGAGAAAGAGGTCGCCTGGGGTGATATTGGAGTCAATAAGCAAGGGAATACAACAGTACTTATGCTTACGTCTAACATAATGAAGGATTACAATCCCTTTATGTTTAGCCAGTACTTAACTGGCAAGGTAGATCAGCATAGCGTAGGAATGATGTACGTTAAGATTGACCTTGCGTTGAATGACCCTGACTATAAAGAAGAATATGCAACGTGGGAAAAATACTTTCCTATGTTGGGCAACCCTGAGAAAGCTGAGCAAGTTGGCTTCTTCTGGGCTGTCAAGGAAGCTAAATTAATCGAGACAAGTGCAGTACTGGCTGGCTCTAATGAGCTAACCCCTACTGTTGATAATGAGCCGTCGAAAGGCACTCAATTGTCAGAAGCCGTTAAGGATGATTCGCACCATCCAGACACTTCAAAGACAAAGAAAAAAACACATTTATTTATCTAATTAAAATGGAAAAATTTGTAGAAAAGTCTTTGGCTGAGGTAAGTGAAATGACCATTGAGGAGCAAGAAACTTAGACATCGTTAAAGAGCTTGAATCATTTGGCTTGAAGTTGAAGTCAATGACTGACAAGGGTGTGAAAGTAGGTAAAGACAGAAGTATGACACCACTTAAAGAGGCTCTTTTGGAGAACAAAGAAGCTCTAAAAGGAATCAAAGAGAACGGTGGAAAGCACACTGTTGAGGTTAATAGCTTCGCAGAAAAAGCTGCACACAATCCTACTGACATTGCAGACAGAGAGCAACTTGGACAGTTTGAGCCTGACGTTTCTGTAATACCTCACAAGAGGCTATACATGGAGCAGCTATTCCCACAAGGTACTGCGTCAACTGAGTACATTAAGTATGTTGAGCAGACCAGTGCTGTTAGAGATGCCTCTAACGTTGCTGCTTGTGCTTCATCAACAAGTAATACTAAAGTTGAATTTGGTATCCGTGATTTGCAAATGAAGAAAATC